ACCTGTTGCTGTTGCGTTTGTAATACCACCGCGTCTTGTACCTGCTGGTGCAAACCATGGATAGCTAACCTGATCGCTTAGTGCAATAGTGCGTAGCATCATGTGCGAAGCTGGTACTACAACGTTGTTACCTGCGTTATCACTTGTAAAGCCTGATGGATAAAATACTCCTAAGTATTCATCATTAGATACAAGTCCGTCATCGTTATCTTCAACAACAGTATTAACATTGGAGCCCCAATCGTTAAGTGAAGTTGCATCCGAAGGTAGTCTCATTGGCGAGTCGCCTACGATAAATGCACTCAGTCCACGATCGTAATTTAGTGAAATCATTTCGCCAATTAGCTCTGGATAACCAGGTGTTGCCATTAAGTTAAAGATTCTTGACTCATCATCTCTAATTGCATCATTGCTGTTAACCATTGCTTGTAATTGCTGAATAACAACTTTACGTTGTGCTTTGCGTCCAAATGATCCTGAACCGTCTTCTTGGTTTCCAGATTCTGTAACCCAACGATTTGGATAATAACCGCTCATAGATTCGCCGTTATTAAATCTTTCGTTGTCACCTAATACATCAATGTAGCTGCGTACAAATTTCTTAACATTAAATCCGCTTCTACGTGTATTCCACAACAACATACCTTTTGGATATAGTGCTGGGTCTGGAGCGTCTGGATCAAGATAGTTGCTAGTTAGCAAATCATCTATGTCAGCAGCTTCGTCTGCTGCGCCGGAAGAACCCCATCTTGCGTCTGCAAATAGAACACCGTCTTCTGTAGTTTGATCTGTTTTGTCAATTAGATCCCATTGTAACAAAGAACCGTTCCACTTGTAAATTGTAGGGAAGTCCTCAAGATTACTTGTAGAAATCCACAGGTCTCCATTTTTCAAATCAGTTCCGTCTGATTGTGCAGTCGGCTCGCTAGCAGCCACTATTGGGCCTGCTGGGTCAGTTTGATCGCCTTCTGCTGCTTGATAAAAAGGACTTGTGCTATCTAAGTAACCTACCCAAGTAGTACCGTTATGAATCATAATATCAACTTCATCAATAATTGAATTATACCATAGCGTACCGTCAGCTGCCAACGATGTTGGAGCATTGTCGCTAGCTGTATAAGTTAACGGAATCCAGTTACTTGCAACAAAATCGTTTGTTGTATCACCTGCTGGTGCAGCATATAAGTTTACTGTACCTGTGTTGTTTGATACATTAAATGCTGAAAAGCCGATTTCTTGTAAGTGTCCGCTAGTATCTGCAATTCTAAAATCGCCTCCTAGTGTGTGTCTTACAATCAATCTATTGTCGGCATCAACAGATGCTTCAACATTGGTTAGTCCTGCTGAGTTAATTGCTCCTGCAATAGTATCAGCATCACCTGCAACACCTGCTGCTGTACCTGAAACAGTTATAGCAGTTCCGAGTGCATCGCTTCCGTTATCAGTTTCTTGAATAGTAAAGCTAAACGCACCAGCTGTAGGAGTAAGTGCTGAAGTGTCAGCAACCTTTCCACTTTGAATAACAGTAGCGCCTGCTACTCTTCTTCTGTAGATTTTAAAATCTGCTAGTACAGGATCTTGGTCTTCAGAAACATTAGATTTAACATATAATGCTCCTATTGCTAAATTGGCGCCGCCGCCTGATCTGTCTAGGCCATATAGTGCTGCATGATTATTTTCAAATATAGGAGCTGCAAATTCGTCAAATAGTTCAGTAGAACCATTAAACTGCTTAACTCTCCATCTTGCACCACTGTTTGGTTCTGTGGTTTTAATCCATAAAGATCCTGTTGGACGTGGATTTGAATCGCTTGACTTATAAGCAGGTACGCTTGTGTGCTTGCTTATTTGTAGTTTAGGTGCATAGTAAGTACCTGCATCCATGCCAACTGCATCTAATAGACTTGAACCTGAGCTAGAAGCTAGTTTTACATCTTCGCCTGTTGAATAAATTTCAAGTGCTGCGTCAACAACGCCGGCTGTAATACCTAGTGTTGCTAAACCTGCTTCGCCATTGATATACGTTGCAATATCATTTACATCATCACCACCTACTGCTGTAATAGTAAATGCATCGTTAATTACCATGTCGTCGCCAGCGGAAATTGTTGGGTTTGCAGTTGAGCCTCTAACAGTTGCCCAAGATTTAGTCCAAGCTGCACTTCCTACTGCTACCCAGCTACCGTCTGTGTTTTTGTACCACATTTTTGGAAGTGTGGTAACAGCAACTACAGCATATGATCCAATTGCGCCTACTGCTGCTTTTGGAGTATAATCACCACCTGCAAAATCTACAACTTGTGTAGTATCTGTTATTACAATAGGAGTTTTAACATTAAATGATTGACCGCCAGTTGTTGTAATTGAATTTCCGTTCCATTCAAAAATACCCCAGCTAGTGTTTCCTGTATCTAACCAATATGTGCCGTCTGCAGGGTTTGCAGTTGGTGCAGAGGAAGATGCTTCTAAAGCACCTAGGTCTACATCTGCTCTTACTACATAAGCTCTGTTTGAAACACCTAACAATGAATAAGCAGCTTGTAGGCCATATTCGTTTAGTTCTGATCCGTGTATTGGATTGTTTGAGTTGTCAGTAACAAATACTGGATCGCCAAATGTCTCAACTAAGTCGCGTTGAGATGTAATTAAATAAGGTATGCCAGCATTGGCAGCCGTTGTGCCTAGTGCTGTTCCTGAGCCGCTACCATTAGTTTTATTTTCTCTTGTAGCGACAAAAATCATTGGTACGGTACCTGGTTCAGCTGGAGTGTAGAAACTTTCGTCTACAACGCTAACCTGTACACCTGGTGATGATAAAGCCATTTTTTTTCTCCTATTAAAAAAGATCTTTGTTAAGTGTATTTAGCAATACAAAATAAAAATAGCCGGATAAACAGTATAAAAAAGGGGTGAAAAAGGTGAGGTAAATACAATATGAGACCTTTATGCCAATGCGGACAGCGACCTGCTGCTATTAATTACTACAAACACAACAAAGTCTATTACAGAAAGTTATGTGAAGTTTGTCTTAAGCACGGCAAGCCCGGCTTGCCTAAATGGAAACTAGCAGGATATAAGAAAAAAGATACTTGTGAAAAGTGCGGCTTTACTTCAAAGCACTCTGAGCAATTTAACGTATATCATGTAGACGGAAATCTAAATAATTGCAAGCCTAGTAATTTAAAAACTATATGCGCAAATTGCCAACGTATTATGCAGAAGGAAGGAGTTCGTTGGAAGCAAGGCGATCTACTACCTGATTTCTAAGTTCAGTTACAGTTTCATTGTTGTCAATAATTTCATTAAAGCTCGTTCTACCCCAGGCCCATTCTGAACTGTGAATGTCTTTGGGTTCAACTGCACTAATTCTATAGTCTACAAACCAACCAGGTAGTTGTCCTCTACGTACCCACCAAACTTCGCCGTTTAGTTCTTGAATCATCTTTATTTCGTTTGGAAATCTAGTATCTGGAATAACAAAGTTTGTAGTAGGATTATCTAAGATTTTTTTCTTAACTAAGCTGACCCAAATACCATCATAAAAACCAGCTCGCATACATTCTGTACCAAACTCTTGTAATACTAATCTTGGCGTGATTGTTCGGCCTGTTTCTTCGGTCCAAAATTCGTCAACTTTTTCTCGCCATTCTCGCGACTCGTTAGTATCACCTTCTACCATGTCACGAGGCCAACTGAACATTTCTGATACAGCATCTTTCAATTTATCAGCAAATGAAACTTTAACAAATCCGTGTTCTGCTACAAGCATATCAGCAACAGTTCCTTTGCCGCTGCCAATTAAACCGCACACACCAATTATCATTAGATTATCTCCACACTGTTACACTATTATAGTGTAAAACTGTAGAGATGTCAAGTATAAATTATAAAAAACTCACGAACAGTTTTTAATTTATAATTATTTTTTTGCACAAATTCATTAACTGCTGTACTCACAGATGGCCAAAGATAATCATCTCCGCATATGTAAGGACAATTAGAAAAGTAGTCTAATTGACTGCTTACTTCTGTATAGCTATGATCGCCGTCTAGGTACACTAGGTCAAATTTTAGTTTATTAGATAATTTCCATATTTCAAAGTCTTCTTCATAGATATTTTTTAAAAGATTAGCTCTTGGATGTTGTGATATAACTCCTGTAAAAATATCTTTTTGGGTGCCTGAGAAATATTTTTTTAAATATTTACGTTTGTTTTCCATAATAGTTTGATGACGAACTGTAAATCTATTCCACGAAAACCTATTGCGGGTTGCAGGTTCAATAAAATTAGAACCCATACTAAAATTATCAAGAACATGAAAATTTGTATCTTCTGGAATTACGTCTAACCAAGCCCATGTACTTCGACCCCATCCGCAGCCTATCTCTAATATATTAGATTCTGGAGGTAGCTTGTTTATCACTAACGAATACAATTGGTGCTGTTTTTCGTTAGTAAATCCGGGTATTTGATCTTTGCTTGTTATTTTAAGTTTCATCTATAATGTCTTTTATTCCGTGTGGTTTTTGAATCCAAACATTGTTTGGTCCAACGTCATAACCGACAATAAGTTCTTTTACTGCTTTATTAACTCCGGGAAAGTCAATATCGTGTCCTGTTAACCACCCTGTGTTTTTTAACTTTTTACTGTAATTTTTAATATCTTTTTTGACTGCTTCATATGAATGGTCAGCATCTATAAAAACTAAATCTAACAGTTCATGTATATACTGGTGTCCTATGTCGCTTAGTTGTTCTAAAAAAACTAATCGATTTCCGTATTTTTTTTGTATTTCTGGTGAATAAAATCCGGCTATACTTTTATCTATAGCGTAAATTTTTAAATCAGGATTGTGATCTAAAAGAAAAAAAGTTGTTCGCCCGTCACGTACACCCACTTCTGCCATTACTTTTAAATTATACTTTTGGATAAGATAATTTAAAAAATATTTTCTATTAGGCTTCTTGTTCCAGTTTATAGTTTGAGGAACTGTAAGATTGTTTTTCTTAGCCAATGGTAAATCCGTATCCTACACCGCCAGGAACTGCTGTTGATACTTCTGCTTCGAGTTTTTCCATTTCTGCTTGCGCTTCCCCTTTAAGGGTTTCGCCGTTTAATTGAGAACCGCCGGCTGGTCCAGCAATAGTAGCAAATTTTGAACGTGCTTCGCCTAGCATATATTTGCAACTAGCAAGTGTATAATCTTTAATCCATTGTACGGCTAGATAATCATCTAATAATTGCTCATCTGGTCTGTAGTTGTAGCAATATAATAATATTTCTTCTTCTGCCCTAGGTCTTTGCAATATAGTTAATTTCTTTGTTGCTGTATTCCATTTGAATTCTATAAACGAACCAAACATACGACCTACTAGTTCTTGATATCCAGCAAAAAGTTCGTATGTTGCTAGTCCGCCCATATTTGAGCTAGATAGCAAATACGTATTAGTATATGCTAAATTGAATGGTTCAAATACAGTGCCGCCATCGCCCCCGCCGGTTCGAGAACCAATGCTGCGTCTAAAAATCTTTCTTACTTCTATAACTTCTGATGGTAAAATGTAATCATTTTGGTCGATAACTAATGGAAGAAACATATAACTTTCTTCAACAGAATTATCCGAACGTTGTCTAAATTTGGACAGTGCTTTAGATAGCGCAGTTTCGTAATGTATAGGATCTAATTCTACGTCAACCATGCCTCCGCCTAGGAAAGTATTGACGTAATCAAAAATATTTTGCTTTTTAGTTGCAAGTGTTGACATAGTTTATTCTCCAATAGTATTTATCGAATAAATATGTGTATGCCAAGATTATCATTATACAAACCAGAAAGAGGAGCAGACTACGAATTTCTTGATCGACAGATTGAAGAAATGTTTACTGTAGGAGGCACAGATGTTTTTGTTCACAAATATATAGGAACAGATGACGGTACTACTGTCAAAGATGAAACTCAAATACAGGATATGTTGTTCCTTGAAAATAGAGACAGGAAATACGACCCCGATATTTATAGATTGCGAGGCGTGTATAATGTACAAGATATTGATTTTGACCTAAGTCAGTTTGGATTGTTTTTAAGTAATGACACCTTATTTTTAACCATACACATACGCAACAGTGTCAAAACCTTAGGCAGAAAAATCATGCCGGGAGATGTTATAGAATTACCTCATCTGCGTGATGAATACGCTGCAAATGATTATAGTGTAGCACTAAAACGTTTCTATGTAGTAGAAGATGTAAACCGTGCAGCAGAAGGCTTTACGCAAACTTGGTACCCGCATTTATACAGATTAAAACTCAAACAGATAGCAGATAGCCAAGAGTACAAAGATATTTTAGATCAACCTATGGATGCAGATGCTCCAGGAGAAGGCACTCTAAGAGATTTATTATCAACATACGAAAAAGAAATG